AATTGCATACGTCGATTGCTCTGGAAAGCACGGTTTCGTCACTTACTTGCACCCCGGTTTTTGCATCATTGCAGATCGCATCCACATGTTTTAATACGTATACCATTAATGCTTGCTCTGGAGTAATACCCAGACGCGATGCAACATGTTTAAAATTGTACAAAACATCTATATCATGGTTAGATATAGTATACTCAACGCGCTTTTTGTCACTAACAGACATAGCAAGATCAAAGAAATCTTCTCTATGTTTTTTGAAATCTTTACTATTCATCTTTTTTCTTATAGTTTTTTGGGTTGTCAAGAAAACGAATAATCTCATCGCACACATCCATAGAAATCTCTATGCGCTTCTTTTCGCTTTTTACTTTGTGTTTAATTAGTACAGTATCTACACTTTTACTTACAATCTGTACTAAGTTTGATTTTGCATTACTCATAGTATCTCCTAAAGCTTGCGGGGTCATGGCTGTTTCCACCACTGCCGACCCATGACCGATGTTTGTTACATTTCTGACCCCGCTATCTTGCACTGCGACAAGATCGGCAATTTCTGCTGGAGACTCAACCAAACCAAAAGTATTAGAGACATTTGTTATTCTTATCTCTATGTCCCCAGCATAATCTTTATTAATTACGAAACACATTTTTCTAATAATCTTTTAAATGTGCTTTCTTGCAATATATATACCCAATGTCCACGATCTTGACGTGTGGCCACTAAGTCACAATTTTTAAACTGTAAATACGCGGGTAGCTTTTTGCGCCGCTTTACTTGAATTTTTAATTGTAGGTCCTCTGCAACATCCGCCACAATATCTACATCACTTGCTTGCTGCATACTTCTGCCGTCACTACCCCAAGACCGCATAGCGGAGATGTCAAGACCTTCAAATAATTGAAGTACCTCAACCTCTCCGCGATAACCTTTCTTTGCGACATTAATCAAAACGGCAATCCATCTTCATCGTCTTTTGATTCTGGAACATATACTACGCCATTATCTGTAAATAGATTTTCTGGTTTGTAGCTTTCTTTCATTTTTGCCCAAGTATCCGTAGCGTCTTTTTTAAGTTTCCGCTTTGGTATTGGCTGCACCCGATATTTTGTTTCCATACCTTCGCCTTCACGATGTACAAGTACATCATAATCGGGTAAGTCTCCCCAATCTTCATTTTGATCTAGAAATGCTAATTCACTAATAACCGTTTTTTGTGCAATTTCTAAAAAGCATACTTTATCGTTCATCCATACTGGAACAAACCAAAAGTGTTTTACATCTTCACTGCCAACTGGCACATCAGATTTATCTTTATATCGTGTTGGCTTTTGATCTTTCCAAACGATAAATCCTGTAGTAGGTGCTTCTAGAATGCGAAAACGATTTTCCCCCGGTTCTAGCTTGACGTATAAATCACCGTTACCAGATTGTGGAACTTCGTAGTTTGATGGTAAGATACCCATATTTAACTTTCCTCTGTTGTTTTCTGTTGTTATTGTGGTGATAACACAGATAGCGAAAGGTTCAGCGTAGAAACGTCTGAACCTTTCGTGTTTTTAATGCTATAACCACTTCGTTCAATTCGACCCACAATTTGAGCCAAAGTCTTTAATGAAATATTTTCTGCTTGTATACCAATGTCTGCTTTATTTCCATCACGCATTCCCGGTATATATGTTTTTGTATCAATATTTGCTACGCGTAAAATGTGTTTAATATCTGCTGCAAATGCTACTTGCTGTAATTTGTCTGGAATTTCAATGGTTAAAAGCACTAGACGGCACTCATTGTCGGGTTAGGATAGACAGACAATTGGAAGGTTGAGTACCGTCTAGGCATACGGAGCTTTAATTGTAATTTTTTCAGTTTCATCTAAGCTTTGCTTATTAATCAATGTCCGATTTCCGTAGCTTTTTAAAATAAGCGTATGATTCGCTTTATTTTGCTTTTTTAAAGCTACTGCATATTTTAAACCGCGCTCAGATACACCTAAGTATAATGCGGCTTGCTGAATAGTCATCCAGCCTATTTTTTGTGATATTGTTTGATTGGCCATATAATTTTTTTCTCGTCTATTTGAAATACTTTAGCAACACATAATTTGTGTTTTGTTAAGAATGTTCTTTCGCCTTTAAATAACCTACATAACATACTTGCAGACAACCCTGTCATCGGCGCTAAATCGCGTAAACTGTATCCAAATTGATTCATTAGTTGTGGAATTGTCCACTGGTTATTTGTTGCTTTTTTGTATGCCATCTGTAGCTAACTTATATTAGCCTATAATGTTTTTACAAGTATTAAATTTGCTTTTCTGCATATTTATGCATAATATGTGTAGTCAAATAATAGGATAGACATGACAACTTACACTAATAAACATAGTGCAGTCGTGGCGATGCTTAAACAAGCCATAGACAACCACGGCTACAATATGACCGATTTAGAACAAAAAACCGGCATTACCAGATCGCAGCTTTACCGCTGGATCAACGGTGATGCAAAAAACATACAACAAAAATCATTTCAAGCTGTAGCACATAACCTCGGATATGTGATAAATCATGCGGAAGATGGCATTGAAGTGACTCACCACATACAAGAACCAGAGGATATTATGAACACACAAAAAGACACAATGATTAACAATCAACAAAAGTTAATTGATATATACGAAACGCAAATAACGAAATTAGAACAGCAAAATAAAATGCTAGAAAATTCTCAAAAGCATACGGTTGAAAGCGTTTTATATGATCAATTGGCATGGGATTGGAGTACTACAGTTGATGTTAAGATTAGCTTAACAAAAGGAGTAACAAGACGTATTTACGATTTAAAGAATATTGAAAAGATGGCATCGGCATTACATCTAGACTTACAAACACTATTGCCATACTTTGACACAAGTGTTTATTATAAGATGAACTCACATCCAATAAACAAAATTATCACCGCTGAAAAATTAAAAGTATTGAATGGGTTAACAGATACATTTTTAGATATTATTAAAAATGGAGTAAAAAATGGGGCAGAGTTATTAGAATTTTTTCTTGGCAATCATTACGTAACTTTATTTGTTGATTACGAATTAAACGGTAACACTTGCAAAACTATTACACATTGTAAAATGATAAAAAAGGGGGTCAATACACTTACAATACAAAATAAAATAGAATTATTAAAAGACTAAAGCCAATCACCACAAACAAAAAGGAAAACAACATGGCATCACAATACAAAAGAAAAGACACCGCAAAAAATCCATTTATAGTGCGGTATAAAGACCCGGTAAGCAACACTTGGAAAAGTGAAGCATGTTCTACGCAAGGCAAAGCAGACGAAGCAGAGCAAAAGTGGAACTTAATAGAAACATGGCGCAAAAACGGCAATCCCCAGTGGAAATCACTATATCACCAAGTAGATGAAGTGATTACTATACAGCATGTTTTTGACGCATATGAGAATAATGTACTGGCGAACAAAATAAACGAGCTAACATGCATTCGTTACAAATCCGTAATGAAAAGCGCATTAAAAGTATTCCCACCAGAAACACCAGTAGAAAGTATTCGCGGTATGTACAGGGATATGAAAACGGGTCGCAAGCAAGGTTGGGAAATCTATAAAGCATACCGGGACCACTTCTGTACCCGGAATGGCATTAACAGTTATTTACGTGACTTACGCTGCATATTTATGTGGGCGTTAACCAATGGCGGCGCGCAAGGCCGTGGCATGGTTAATTTTGAAGTAGTTACGAAAAACGATAAATATTCTCCATCGGAAGTAGAGGATATACAAATTAAAATCTGGCAAGATGAAGAAATTATGACACTATTTAATCACCCATCTATATCTGAGTTTCAGCATGATTTGCTTACTGTATATTTATATACTGGAGCGCGCGCTAAAGAGCTACTTGGTTTTAATTATAGAAACCGCAAAAAAGAGCTACAGTGGCATCATATTGATTTTAATGAGCGTACTATTAGCTTACTTCCAAAGCGCAAGAAATCGCGCAAATTAGCAAAGCAACATCCTATTGTAATGGACATACTGCGTAAGTGGAAAAACGAAGGAAATGAGAAGCCATTGCCATTTGCATATAAAAAATTATGCAGAATTTTCCATGATATTAATTCTGTCACTGGTATTAAGTTTACGTGCCATGATTTACGTAGGCTGAAGGCACAGTTGGCTGAAGAAGAAAACGGCGATATACAGCTTGCTGGGTACGCTATTGGCGATACTACGCAATCAGTAGTAAGTAAGCACTATGCTCCAGTTTCTCACACTACTATGGATAAGATTAATGATAGTGTAGATAGCGCGTTTAATCGTAAGATGGGGGTAGCGTAATGAAAACACTCAAAGTACTACGTAAAATACATGGCGATACTCAAACGCAGCTGGCAAGCAAATTAGGCGTAAATCAACAAACAATAGCGAGATGGGAAAAAGGAGTAACTGAGCCATCAATTAAGCAGATTAAGGCATTGGCTACGCAATACAATATTACTACTGATATACTATTAGAACATGAACCTTCTGCTGCTTTAGTTGGAACGCTTAGTCATATCTGGATGCAGCAATTGATGGTTAAGAACCCCATTACAAATGAAGACATGTATGCAAAAGATATTGCACAAAGGCTGGAACAGTTATGACGTGGTGGAATTATGGCTTTATGGTTTTAGGAACTGCAATCTGGTGTCCAGATAGCTGCAAAAGAGCGGGTCAATCTATTGGCGCTGCTTATGGTCAAATTACAAAATGTCTTTCTGATCAATACAATGAATTTTACGTGCGTGAAAACATTGATGGCGGCAATTCATTTTATGCGTCTTCTGGCGAAAGATGGGGATGGAAAACACATGGTAGAATATCAAAAAGGTATCAAATACTGGAGCTATGCGCTGATGAAAATAAAGACTATATTTTGCACTTAGTTAAACGTGTAGTAGATCAAGATCAATTGCAGCGCAAAGTAGTTTGGAATCGAAAATTCACAACAGAATGGTGTCAAGAATTTGTTTATAATTAATCACCACACAGAAAACACGAGTGGTGATTTGCAACAGTTTGCAACAAAAGATACGTTTTATTGACGGAGAACAGTTGGAACCGGAATCCAACGCTCTATCCAGCTGAGCTACGGGCGCAAACTAGCAAGTCACTGACGAGAAACCCCATGATTTTATGGGGTTTTTTGTTATACCTAATTTATATCAAATATGCACAAAAAGGCATAAAAAAGCATGGGATTTGCAACAGTTTGCAACAGGAATTATTTACGAAATTTGCAACAAAACACTACCAGCTCTCAATTAAGTCTAGCTTTACATCCCAGACTCTGCTACCAATCTGCTTTGCTTGAAATGCAGAGTCTGCTAAACGATACAATCCGTAATCTCCCGGTGTAGTGCTATCTTTATCTAAGGTCCACATAAACGAATTGTGCTGACCTATGATTTTATTGTAAAACTGTGAGTGCAAATCAGACCCTGTAAAAAAACCAATTGCATCGGCAGTTTGATCTGCATTAAAAACATTTGTGTCTGCCATGTGACTAAAGTTTAGACTGTGCTTTTGGCGACCGTATCTGCGTGAAAATCCATAATTTTGTTGATTTGATGTTGTTGTATTTGCCCATGGATTTGTAAGCGTCCAAGCTGGTGGGCCAAAATACGTAGAATTTGCATAGGTACTGCCGCCCACTGAGTTTTGCAGTGTTGTACCATCGTAGTCATATGCTGTGGTTAGATTAACGTCCATAGGATGAGGCCAATCTATATATTTTCCAAACATCAATCCACCTATATACACGTCTGTATCAAAGTCTCTGTTACCATCAATTGTATTACCGTTATGTGCCGTAAAAGATATTCTTATGTATCTATTATTTACGCTTGTAATAGATGGAAATGTAATTAACGACCATCCATTTGACGCAGTATCAATATGATTGTCATTTCCCGCATATGAAGCTGCGTTAATTACTGCCGTATGATTGTTACCACTACCGCTTCCAGAACCATCGCCATCAATTCCTTGTGTAACACCGCTACTAAAGTTTTCCTCATCAGATACCTCTACTTTAAATACTACCCCAGCGCTGTAAAAGTTATGATTTAAAATTGCTATAAAATTATTTGTGTTTAAAAGATTGGAACCAAGTTCTGTATCGTATTGTATGTAAAATGCTTGCGTTTCATCCTCTATCTGCACTGGGTTATGTGGCTTCATGTCAAACAAATTTTCTTTTGATCCAGATGTAAATGTTACATCTGACCCACCATCGTCTTTTACATCGACTTCGCCTAACACAGTAGTTGCGCCAGATGCGTTATTCCAGCTTGTAGCTAGATTATAATTAATGCTACACACATAAGCTCTGGGCGTAGCAAATCTTTGATATCCGGCCATTATCCAACCTCTCTTGCGGTTATACTCACCTTGCCTAGTGAGCGTTTTAATTCTACAATCATAAAGTACGTACTGGTAGAAAAATCAGTACCAAACATTTCTACTGGCATATCTGTAAACGTTACTACGTCACCAGTTTCTAGCTGATACCCTTTTGCGGGATTTACAACATCGCAATCCACTAAAATTTTCATATCTCCAATTAGATTATTCTGGTATGCGTAAAAATTATTATTGGGATCGCTATTTGCAGCTGGTGTGCCAACATTGTAATCTAAGTTTACTTCTTGTATTGCTTCTTTATCGCTATGATTAAATTTTGCTCTTGATGCTCCATTTGTAATAGTAATATTTTCAATATATCTGTTTTCTGCTGCATGCTTTTTATAATTGATTTTCATCTGCGACACTACATTGTCTAACCCAGTAGTGCTTATATTTACTTTATTTACATCATTGCCAGTAAGATTTAATATGCTACCCGCTGTTCTCAAGGTATTGTATTCACCAGTTTGCACTACATTAATATATTTTAGCGCACCAGATGCATCCATTTTCCAATTAAATCCAAATTCGTATGCTAGTTTATCTAAAGTTTCTTTAAGTAATGTTGGCTCTAATTGCCAAAATCGTGTCTTCCACTCATTTTGATTGCGATCTGCATGGAATCCAGACCAGTTGGTTGGATCAGCACTAGGTGTCCCAGCAAACCGCTGTAATAAATCACGATGCGCGTCATGGCCATGCTCTATTGCGCCATTATCCCATGACGCTGTTAGACCAGCACCACCAGAATAAAAGTATTTTCTATTAGCTAAATTTGACGCTTCTCTGTCATCATAATCATCATCACCACTGTATAATGTTAAATGCAAATGAAATTGAATATCGTTTATTGAAACAGTTCCGCCAACAGAACCAGTTTCTTGATATACTAATGATATTGGTATTCCGCTATCTACAACCCCACCACCCATGCCACTAATATCCAATGTAGTAGTTATTTCGGTATCTGCTGTAAAGCTAACAGAAGTGCTAAGATTTACACTGTATGGACTTGGAAATGCATATAGCGTAAATGTCGAATCAACTGATGATTTATGAGTAATTTTAAGAATACGAACACTTTGTGTTGCAAAAATCTTAGGTGGCGTTGCTAATCCAATAATTAAATTATTACCACCATTAGTAAATGCAGCCGTAGCAAATGTAGTTGATTGACCATCATGTGCAAAATGTTGATTACTAAAAAATGTACCAGAGCCATCTGGATCAGTAATTCCTTGACCTCTAACATATCCACTTGCTAAACGAGATGTTTTATTTCTAAGAACATTTTGATTTTCAATTGTAGTAGTGGTGTCTGCATATGCACCAGAAGATGTAGCAAACGGTAAAAATATCTTTTCACCCATCCAAATATTAATATGAGAATAAGAATTATTAGCATAAGACCTTGGCATCAAAGTCTGTATTTCGTCTTTATTTGAAAGCATTACTGGTACTGGAAACAGTTCTTCGCTGCAAAATGCTGGTGTATTATAAAAACTTTGATTTGGAGTAAAATCGCCATAAACAGTAGGTACATATATACTTGTTAAAGCAGCTTGATCTTGCGGAAACGTAATACCATCCCATGGCCTATGCGTATTTATTTGCATCGTTACCGTTTTATCTTGGTTTAATGTAACCTCTACTAATCTACCAGTAAAAATTCTCTGACAACTACTTAAAGAGCTTTGATTGTTAAATTGCGCGTACACGCGAACTTCTTTGTTATGGTAATTACGTTCTGCATGGTTAAAAAAATATTTGTAAAAATCGTGTTCTTCAAATATAAAGTTTGCAGCAGTTACACTAATATTGCCTGTACTAGCTGTGCCATCTTCAAGTTTTATACTATCGCGCAACGTAATATTTTTACTTACCACCGCACCATAATATGTGTTTGAATCTGCTTTAGTGTGCGTAAAAGCAAGACCAAAAGAATGTATATGTTTATCAAAATCACCATTTCCCCATACAGTAGCGCTACCCGGCCCAGATACTTTATTATTATTCATTACTGCACCAGTATTGCTGCTAGAGCTAGAATCGTATACAGTATCACCGTTACCCTCATCTAATTTCCAATATCCTAACAATCCAGTGGCTCTATTGTCAACTGTGCGTTGATAAAAACGTGCAATTTCTATGTCTGATCGAATCGTAGACCATACACGTAAATGCGCCATTTTACCTTCAAAATAATCTTCAGAACTATAATTCTGATTACGTCCTACTAAAAATTCCATATCGGAAGATCCACCACCAGATGGATCAGAAGCTTCTGCTGCTGTAGTATGGACTAGACTTCCGTTTTTATAAAATCTAGTTTTGTTATCAGAATTGTTACGACTAATTGCAAGATGCGTCCATGTATTTGTTCCGCTATCTATATCAAATTGTTCCGATTCTCCACTTCCACTGCTATGTTCCCAACTCAACTTAATGGTATCGCCAGACGCAACCGATACATTAAACTGAACATTGGTTGGTTCTGCTTCTGGAGAATCTTTATGACCAAACGATAAAATAGGATTTGCACCAGTAGCAGACAATTGAAACCAAAATTCAATAGTATAACCAGCAGTATTAGTGTCAAACGAATCAAATATATCGCCAAAGTTTAAATAGTTATTATCTCCGTTGTTAAACACCATGCAATTATCATTATCAGCCGTAAACTGAAACAGCCAGTTTTCATGTACATTAGGTGATGTAGGCGCGTTAGATAAGGCCATTACGCTAATTGTTGCTTAGAAACTTTTTGTAACTGCGGTATAAGATTGTCTCGCACAAACTCATCATTGCCAATCATATTGCCACTAATATTTACCGTAACTCCACCACTTAATCCACCGCGGTTCATTTCTGCAAGATTTTGAACGCCTATGTTTTGTACCGCATCTCTACGCATAATAAATTCACCCGCTTGAGCCATAATAGGTACGTTATCTTGACCTTGGACCATACCGCCTGTTGCAAATCTTTGTATACCGTTATTATGTATAAGTCCACCCGTGTGGCCTATTGCAAGCTCTGAAAATAAACTTACTCCGGCTCCAACTGCTGCTCCTGTTGGCCCAAAAACACCCGCAAAACTAGCTAAAGTTTGTATCAGTGATTTTAGTTGTTGCTTTGGATCTTCAGATTCTGATTTTAATATCTTAATAGCACCCGTTATGCTGTTTACAGCAGCCGCAGCAGTATTAGCATTAAACTCAATAGACTTGGATGCTGCGTTGGTTTTTTCTAGTAATACTACTTGAGCATTTGCATTATCTAATACAGTTTGAATGTATTCTCTTTGCGTTACATCCGTGGTTTGTATGTTTAAATCTGCCATAGACAATGCTTCAGTATTTTTATCTATATGCATTGCTAATTGACCAAACGCGCCAGCACCATCTCCTGTAGTATTTGCAATGTCTTGCAACGCACTTTCAAAAATACTTAATCTTTCAATTTGCTTTTCACTTGCTCCATCTGCTTCTAATTGTAATCTTGTACTTTCTAATTGCACTTTTGCTAAGCTATCTTGCAACTGCATTTGTTTTTCACCAGAAGCTAATTCAGCATCCGCTTGTTCTTTTGCAAGTTTTATAGCTTCTTTTGTCGCTTTGTTTTTTGCTATTAACGCATCTATTTGTGTTAATAAAGCAAACTCAGTTGCCGTAATTGCATTGCGCCCCTCTGCTTCTCTTGTAGCGGCAAATTTCATTAACTCAGTGCTTTCTTGCATCACTGCTAATCGAACACGCAATGCAGTTTCACTTGCTTCAGTTTCTGCAATTGCTTTTTCTCTTGCTTCCGCTGCGGCTTTTTCCGCTTTAGCAATCTCTTCTAATCCGCCTTTTAATTGTAAATTGCTATCGGCATAAGACTGTACTAATTCATCAAGAGACTCTACGTCATATGATGCAGCTACTGTTTCTTTTGCATAATTTTTTATGGCATCTGCGGCCATATCTATGGCCAGTAAAAATGTTGTTCCTAATGCAATGTAGGCATTTGCACTCACTGCTTTATTAAATCGAATTTGCTGTATTGTTGCTAACGCTACAGAACTGCCGTAGTAACCAAATGCAGCAGCAACACCACCGATTACAATTGCTGCACGATCCCCATCTGCAAATATAGATGCAAGTTCTAAGCCAAATTCTGCAACTGGAATTAATGTTTCACCTATTTGTATCGACAGTGTTTTAAATTGCCCACTGACACCACGTAGTCGGTTTGCAAACTCATCTTGAGTCTTAATAAGATCACCTTGTGCATCTGTTGTGTCATCGTATAATATTTGTAATCTGGATAAGATTTTTGCAGTAGTCGTCATTTCTGCACCTAGTTCAATTAAGCCAAGCTGTTGTGCTTTTGCTTTTAAACTAGCTTCCGTCATGTTAATACCAAGTTCTCGTACTGCTTCGTGATTACCAACAATAGCGCTAGTAAAGCGTCTTGCTACATCACCAGTAGCAACATCATTAAATGAACCTACATCTAAAGATAATTGTGCAATAGATTGTGATAATTTTGATGCTTCTTCGCGACTAAATCCAAGTGGTACAAATGTATCTTGCAACCCAGCCAATAACTTGACAATTTCTGACTCTGCAATACCAAATGAGTCTGATATACCTTTAGCAAATTTTTGTGCTTCTGGCGCAAATTCACCAAATACAACATTAAACTTACTTTGCTGCTCTCGTGCATTGGATGCAGCCATAACAAATTTGCCTAATGCTGCAATTGTGCCACCAATAGCAAATGTATATAACAGCATATTATTACGAAGCTGACTTACTTCTTTTCTAAATACTGCTCCAGCATCCTTTGCATCATTAGCGTTACGTGCAAATTTGCGGGTTTGACCACTTGCTTTTTTTAATTCTTGTTCTGCTCTTCCAAACCCCTTGGTGCGTACTTCTATAATAAATTTAGACATCTAGTTTACTCGCTGCGTTATACTCATCATCTATACTAGAAAAGATGACTAAACGCTCATACTCTGCACTATCTATATCACGCGCTAATGGGATTTTAAAGCGCTTCATGGCCATATATTCTTCGAGTGTATGTATCACTTCAGCTGTAAGAAAATAAGCGGGATTTGCACAGTGCATAAGGTTAAAGTAACACTGCTGACCGGGCGTAAACTTCCCCTCTGAATCTTCAGCTAATATGCGATCTATCTCGTTCCATAGCTCTTTTTCAGTATATAACACCTCGCGCCCTAAAGTAGGACTAGAGGTGCGGTATGGGAAGTGCAAATTGTTTGGCTTTGCGTTTTTAAAACTACACCACAAAGCTATGCGGTGTGTTAACTCTTTTTTTTAGATACGCCAGCCTTGTATTGATTGTACGCAGCAATAAGAATTTCGTCTATTTGCGTGTCATCCATTTTAGCAAACAACTCTTCGGGTTTGTCAAAAGCAAAGTCCATAATCCATTCTAACATATCGTAGAATTTATTTGAGTTCATTTCGCCAGATTTTAAATCAACGGCAGCAACTTCTATACGATGGAGTTTGCGCCGATCTGCAAAGGTAAGCTCACGGATTTCAAATTCTCCGTGATCGGTTTTTAGTTTCATTTATGTATTACGCATTGTGAGAGAACCGAATAAGAGCTTTTGTTCCACATTGTACATCATTGCGGCTTGTTCGTTTAAGCTCATCCCGGTTATGATGGCCTTGGTGCAGTGCATTGCCCAATTGGTATCAGCGGTTTTAGCAGCTGCTTGGCCACTGTGATTACCTAAGTTATTTATTAATCCTGTTTGAGCAGTATCATTCATAAAGTTTGCAAGTAAACCTCTAGTATCGTAGTCTAGCTTTACTGCGGCTGACATTGTTACAATTGGCCCTTCTGGTACACTTCTACTAATGGTATATGGTCTGCTATTTACTGCGTCCCAACCAACGTAATCCACTGGGTTTTCAATATTAACACTAAAGCTTTGCATTACAGGAGAAGCAACACCAGCTATTGTTCTGTATGTAAGGTCATGTATGTTTTGTAAGCCATTAGTCGTTGGTGCGCTTATTGTTCCAGCAGCATGTGCAAATACTGGAGCGTAGCCAGTTTTCATCGTAAGTGAGTATTTCAAACGCCCCCCATCGCTTCCCGCATCACCACTAATAGATAATGCAGTTGGACAACAGCCTGTAAGCTCAATACAACCCGGAGCTGTATTGGGACTACTTTCTGTATCTGTTAATGTAGGTGATAAAAGTTTTACTGTGTATGTTCTAGTTGCAGCTGCTGTTGATAATCCATGATATAAGTTTGGCGCAGTATATGAATCTGCTACGGTAATTACGTTAGTTCCAGCAGCTGTATGAAAAATACCCTCTAGCAAGCCAAGTACTGTATCGTTTAATAAACCACTCATAGTGATTTCCGATGGCGTGTTTTTTTGGCTAGAATGAATGTGAGCTTCATCAGCTACAAACATGCCAGACTTTGCAGATAAATCTTGATCTGGAGCAAATGATGGCAGACTTACACTATCTGTAAATAGCTGCGTTGTGTTGTCTTCTGGTGTCCCTATATCTGATTCTAATACAATACCTACACCAAAATCATTGGGTTGATGCGCTACTAAATTATTTGCCATAATTACTTACCTTTTTTTACTTCTTCGACAAACTGTTTACCCATTTCTGGGATAGCATCTAACTCCACAGTTTTGCCACTATTTAAATCTTGCCAGTTTTCACGCGAAAAGCCAGAATGGCTATTATATTTTGGTATCGCGTCTACTTTATCTTTCTTTTTAACTTTCATTAAACAACCTCAAATACATTTGCTGAAAATGTTGCTTCTACTAATAGCACATCGGACGACAGATCGCCAGTATCTGGCTGATAATTAATATTTTCAATGCTGCCATTAAAAAAGTATGTACTATGGGAAGTATTATTTCTAATTAATCTTTTTACGCGCTCCATAACAGCTGCCACTGTATCAATATGCGTGTCTTTACGATGTTGCCCCGACACAATACGATAGTACTGTATTAACACTTCAAATGCGCGAGTATGACTTGCAGCTAATTCTTCTTCTACGGTATCTGAAATAGGACGTAGGTTAAACCAGTTGGTCCCACGCTGTACGTAATCTATGTCATAGGACACTGGTTGTGTAAACTCTGCTTTTAATAGCGCTTCTAGCGGGTCTAGTATATTGGTTTTTAAATGATTGGTAAACGTAATGGCCATTATCGATACAATTGACCAGATTTCACACTACCAATAGCCACATCACTAGATTGAAAAATAACGGCGTATTCGTCACCAGATGTATATACACCATATTGCCAAGCAACCCTTGCGCCATAAGCAAGTGCTTGATAGGAGCCATTCACTGTTTCTGCATCTACTACTTTCTCCATGCGTAATCCATTATCGTTTTTTACAAACACATCGTATTGCACTGGACTTGTAGTACCAGGAGTAAAACTGCCGCCTTGACTTATTACAAGCCTAACTTCGTCATAATCAACAGATGGTGGTCCATGCATCTTAATATCACGAGGAGAGCCAGTACTGTTTGCATGTGCGCTTACAAGCTGCACAATTCCATCTTCTGTTCTATTGGTTGTTTCGTGCCATAATGAAAATTCATTACGTTTTAATTTATCTAATAATCCATTTCCATCTTCCGATAACGCTTGAGCGTATATTTCGTCCGCTTTTTCATTATCATATTTGCGAATTAAATCTGCCACAGCAAGGATAGCATTGATGCGAATTAAGATAAAATCGTAGGTCCTTGCAGCTGCGCCCTGTAAGTCTGCATTGTTTCTTTTGTAAACTGGCCTATTGATATAACTGTAAATAAAACTGGCTGATTCATTTACTACGGTTTGTTTTAATGTGGCAAAATCTTGCGATTCTTCCCAGTTGCGAGAATTCATATCCGCAACACTACTGCCACCAATATATACATCTAAGCGATCGCTAGCAGCTTGATATGTCCATTCGTTCATAGCGTTGGGCGTGTCGGAAACGTAGGTTTGCTCTGCACCATCCATGTAGAGTTGTGAAACATACCCAGCGTTATGTAAGTAATATAAATTACTTGTACCACTCTCCACGAAATTACCCGGTAACGCGCGTTTACGGTCGTATGCGTCTACATCTGCAATCGCTTGCAAATCTGTTGTTATATTGCAAAATGCTTCGTATCTACTCATGCTTGTGCCATTCCTCTATTATTGGGCAAAATGGTTACATCGGGTACTTTCGTTATTTTAATTAGCGCTAATATCATGGACAGCATTACAAGGTCTTCACCGCCACTTTCCGCAAGCATTTTTTCTAATTGCTGTAGCTGCTTCATTACGTCAATTAAATGATCTATTTGCGCTGAATCATCCATACTTGCTTACGATTTCCATAAAATGCTCTGGTGTACCCTTGCCTTTGGCAGTATTGAAATAATCTTTCCAGTAATGTGCTTGTTCTTCTAGCGTGCGCGGTAATGGTTTTGGTACACGTCTATAATGTAAACGGCATAACACAATTTGTGCTGCTACATTGGTAGTTAATATGTATCGCCATTGATTTTCGTCTGGTGTCATAAATACATTCCAATCCAACATGCAAACTTTTGCTACTTTTTTCATTAGTGATTCGCGATATTTTAAGTAGTTAGTACATACGTCTACCGCTACCCATGGTTCACACTGAAAAAACCCGCGTGCTGGGCCTTTTATTTGCTGTAAGTACACGTACTTAGACTCCACTAAGCCTGTATTATACACTAAGTCTAATGCTTTGGGATCAGCGTATTTTTCGCCTAGCTTTTGTAAGACATCATTTATGATGCCACGCATTTGTTTTTTATCTACCACGTTTCATCTTTTTTGTTTTTTTCATTGGCTTTTTCTTGCCCATCTTTTTGCCGTAACCTTTTTTACTTGGCATAGTAACTCCTTTATTTTTTTAATGTTGCGCCACTAATAATCATTGCAAGTAAGTTTTGTATTAAATCAGCTACATCTCGAAAAATTGGAGCTTCTTTTTCATCTCTAACAAATGGTATGTTAATAGCTTTGTCCATGCCTTCTGCGATAATCGTTTCAAACTCATCGCTCTTTACATATGCTAAAAATGCTTCTTTTAAACCATCTGCTTGCTGTTCCGCTAACTCTGTTGCTTTTGCAACCATCATTGCTTTAATGTCCATTACATTATCTCCATTATTACGTTTACAATTACTGGAAAAGTCACTAGCGCAATTGTGCCATAAACTTGCACTTTGGCAAGTGTGCGGTCGTGTTCGCTCACCTTTCCGTTTAATTTTTCTAAATGTTTTTCTACGCGAGTCATCATATTAAATAATGTTTTTTGACGCTCATCAAGCTTCACTAGCATTGCGTATGTATCTTGTTCATTTGGCATTAGTGCTTCCCATTTATTCTAGACAAATTGCCTTTGATTTCCATAAGTATATCTGATAAGTCATTCATTTCCTCAACCATCTTTTCGTGCCTTCTATCGCGTGTAGCATCACTAGCATTCCACCTATCAACAAGTTTGATAACTATGTTGCTTGTATTGCTTGCTATTTCTTTCATTCTAGCCATTTCTTCGCGTATCTGCTCTAGTTCTTCATCTTGATGTTTTTGACTCTTAATAAGTGAATTAATCATTAGTGAAAGCAACATTGCAAGTAAACCCAGCGCACCTAACTCGCCGTATGCTTCAATCAGTTGTGTCGTATCCATAAATGCACTTTATCATTCTTTTTATAATTTTTGTATTCATGTTTATTTTACCAATATTGCGAGCAAGCATAAGCAATGCCTGTTCTTGAATCTTAGCTTCTTGCGCTTGACTCACAGGACCATCCACCATGCAATACCAGTTTCTACCACTATATCAGCCATCGTATTGTATGCCCAAGCTTTCTTTGTGCCGTATGTTTCTTCATCGCCTTCTATTAGCCACTCAACAATTTCCCATAGTACGCCAATTATAAAGACTCCCATCACTACCCAAAAATTTGACCAATCTAGCCACATAAATATTTTTGCTAAGAAAGCACCAGCTGCTAAGTGATATGCAGTCCAGCCATCTAATTGTCCTGTGCGATATTGCCATGACACTAATGTTGCTAGTGGATTTTTCATCGCAGCGTTACTTTGTTTTCTACAAGTTTATGCTTTACAATGTCGATGCGCCCATGACCATTCTCTGTTTTTTTTGCCACCTCGCTAACATATTTAGTCTCAATCGTTTCAAATGAATCTGATCTTTTTACTATTTCGCCATCGACAAACAAAAAGTATTTTTTAGAATTTGGATATGTAAGCGTAGCTGTAGAGCCATCACTTAAAGCAACAGTCTTTGTCATACCTGGTTTATTGTTAAGATGTATAACAACGTCATAGTCTTGAGCGCATCGTCTTACAATCATTCTTTTGTTTCAGCCTCTTCTTTTGCAAGACTTTCTTCCATCATGCGAACAAATCCATCTTTACTCACCATTAATTGTTGTTGTACAAAAGCATTATTGTTTATCTTGTCATCTATATTTTTCAAATGCATATAGATTTGTTTTTGCTCATCGTTGAGATCGTTATTCACGTCATACTCTTTATCGTTTATTGTGAGTACTGGGCCATTTTGTTTATCTTTTTTAGCCATGTTAGACTCCTTGTTTGTTAATTAAATTGTTTCTTTTTGCTTATCTGCCCATGCTTTCTTTACTTCATCTGTCCACAAAGCATTAGCTAAAGCTTGTATTTCTGCTGACTCTCCAGATACATCCATATCTGGACTTAATACTCTTCTAACATATTTATATGAAATTTGTTTACCATCTTCCATTATAGAAACTTTAGTACGAATTTGTATATGTTTGTACTTAGTACGAATTTCATAATCATCTTTTTCTACTTTTGATAAAGCCATATTATCTTTCCTTTTTAATTATCCAATTAAACAAAATATGTAATTCCAACTACTATACTTGTATTGCTTTGCAAAGTATTTGCACTATCTGACTGCAGTAGGTTGCTATCTCCTAAGTACACTCTTACAAACAAGCTTCCTTCTATTCCTAAGATAACAAAATCAGATATATTACTACCTGAAGCGTGTTCGTATGGGTATATAGAACCAGCAAACCTTTTAGAAATTTCTGTTCCATCTCCTGTTGCAAAAGGTAATTCAACTTGAAAAAACCCAACTGGACTACTTACAGAGGAAACCAAGATTAAACCAGTTACAGTAACTTGATTTCCAATTTTAGTATAAGCAAGTGTATTGTAATCATTATGAAGAGTAACAGTACCACTTGTTCCACAAGTTACTGTAGTTACAATTTCGCCTTCTTCGTAGTCATCCAGAGTATTTGCATCTGCACTTGCATTTTGACTAGCTGGGAATTTTAACTGCCCAAAAGGTAAATCAACAACTCCACTTGAAGTTATTGTCATTTTAGTTGTGGTTGAAGATTCATCTCCAGTTTGAAATTGCAGTTCGCCTCTTCCTGAAGTTGAACCAAAAGTTTCATCTGCTACACCAAGCACTTTAGCTACTACATTTGGTGCATTGCTACCTTCATGTCCAGCAAACTGCAACTCTCCAAGTATATCATTATCTACAATTCCCGGGCTAAAATCGCTCTCTGCTCTTCCTATTAATAATACTGGTTGAGCGTTAGGTTTTTCTATGTGCATCCCACCAGCATGAACTGTAGCGCCACTATCTTGTGCCATATACACATCAGTTACAGAATCATTACCAAGTGTGACTGAATTGTCTCCTACTCCTGTTGTACCTTGACCTATTACAATTTGATTTATTCCATTATCACCACTTGCATCTGCACCAGAGCCTATAAGAGTACAACTATATCCTGTAGTTAAGGCATAGCCAGCCCTTTGCCCTAATGCTACATTATGACCATTATCATTATTTACTTGTGATAATGCTTGATAACCTACAGCAGTTTGATAGCTACCAGCATCTTCTAACGCCAAAGCCTCAAACCCAATAGCAGTCATTCTTTGTGCAGAAGTAACTGCTTTAAGAGAATCTCTACCAACAGCAACGGCTCCATTTGCTCCTGTAGTTGTACCACTTGCACCTTTAAAAGCGTTATGACCTATTGCAACAACATCTTGAATAGCAACACTTGCTGGAACAAGCGACATAGAATCGCCACCAATTACTACATTTAAAGTTGCAGTTGTGGCAGTACCTAATGCCGAATCTCCTATAACCACATTACTGTTACCAGAGGTAAGTGCATCTGCTGTTAATCTGCCCATTACAGTATTATTACTACCTGTAGTGACACTCAATAAGGCTTGTTTACCAATCGCAGTATTGTTAGAATTGCTTTGCCCAGATGCTCCCTTTAAAGCTTCAAATCCAACTGAGGTGTTGCCAGTTCCTTCTACATTTTCTGCTCCAGCTAAAAATCCAATTCCTACATTTTCACTATTTGCACCATCACTCGCATGAGTTTGGTCTTGCAATGCCCCCCAACCAATAGCTACGGCAGTTCCTCTTGTAACTTCTGCACCTAAAGCATTATAGCCTAAAACAGTATTATATTGGCCTGTTGTTAAAGCATCCGAAGAAGTATAGCCTATAGATATATTCCCATTTCCCGATGTCAATGCTGTCAATGAATGGTGTCCAAGAGCTATCGTTCCTGTCTGAGCATTTGTATTGGTTGCATCCATAGCTCTATCTCCAATAGCTATGTTACCTATAAAGTCTCCACTTAAAGTACCACCCATCATTGCAAGAGAACCTAAAGCTATGTTACTATCTGCCGTATTACCATTTTCTTTAACATCTCTCATAGCCTCAACACCAATAGCCAAATTGTTGGACTCTCCAGCATTAGCAAATTTTAAAGATAAAGCACCTATCGCAACATTACTTACTCCACTAGTAATGTCAAATAAAGATTGCATACCCACAGCAGTATTATAACTTCCTGTAACATCAATCATTGATTGAGCACCTACAGCGGTATTAGAAGTACCACAATTACCTAATTCCATTGCGTAAGCACCTACGGCTGTATTGCTTACTCCGTCATCTGTAGCACTCAGAGCATTTGTTCCTATGGCGGTATTTGCAGAACCCGTATTGATAGCGTCACCAGCAGTATGCCCCATAGCAACGTTAAAACTTCCTGTAGTTACATTGTACAAAGAACCAGAACCAACTGCTGTATTTGAATCTGCTTCTGTAAGAGATGTAAGAGCTTGGTATCCTATTCCTACATTTTGAGTTGCATCTGTCATATCTGCATCTGCAACTTGGTGGCCTATAAAAACATTGTAGTTATCTCCAGCACCAATAAGATTAGCAGTTTGGTATCCAAAAATTGTATTAGAAGTACCACTATCATTATTAGAAAGTGAGATTCTGGAGTTGGCATCAAGAGATAAGCGAACTGCTCCAGCAGTATCATCACGAACTTCAAATGCATCACTTCCATTTGTTCTTACAGCATATTCTATTGCATCATTTTTTAAATAAAGAATAGCAAAAGAATTAGCACCAGTAGATTCAATTCTTACTCTTCCATAGGTTGCATCTTGAATGTGTAAAGGAGTATTAGAATCTGGCGTACCTCCAATACCTATTCTCTCATTAGAAATATCTGCAATAAGATTATTAGTTCCCCCAAATGTATAGGTTTGAGCATCGGGGTCTAACTTAAGCGTAGCAGTTCTACCAGCACCACCATCATTTAAAGCTCTAATAGAAATAGCACAATCAGCTCCATTAGTGGACTCTTCAACTTTTAATTTAGTATCGGGATTAGAAACTCCAATACCAAGCGATCCAGCAAAAAAACCATCTCCATCTTCATCCACAGAAAACTTAACTGTATTACTTGCTGTAGTATCTACTTGAATCATTTTTACATTTGCTGGTGGGTCTTCATGGTGTACTCTTAACACTCCATTCGTAGCAGTAGCATTTGAATTGTCTGCTGAAATGTTGCCTACACTTGCAGTTGATGTACTTGCTGGAGCGTGTTTTATTAACAAACCAGTTTGATCTACTACATTATTTTGAACGTAAAATCTTCCGTATGAGTTGGTAGTCCCAATTAAGACATTTTGACTTGAATCTATAACCAATGCAGTAACTTCATTTGCTGTAATAAATTTTATATTACCAGCACTTGTACCTTCAACTGTACCAAGAATCATAGTTTTATTGGTTTCATCATATCTAACCATACCAGCTATAGCATCTGAAGGACTACCAAAACCGATTGTTCCCATTTTATCATCTGGAGTCAATATTGATATACCAGCATTGTCGTTATTTTCTACAATTAAATCAGCTGATATTGAAGAAGCAGTTACACTTCCAGCAGTAGCAGTATGCACATGAAGAGTTCCGTCTGTTGGTGTTATACCCACACCCACCCTAGAATTAGTGGTATCTACTATAAATACATCTGTTCCATCAGCTTTCTCCACTAAAAAAGCAGATGTGTTGGTTACTTTTACTTGCGATGTACCTTCTATTATCTCATCAAAGCTAAGTGAACCACCACCAGATACTTGTAAATCTCCAGTTACAACTAAATCACCAGAAATCTCACCACCATTGCCAAGGTCTTGCGGGTTGCTATTGCCCATTGGACTAAACATCTTAAATCTCCACCGTTCTTACTGCACCAGTTGTTGTACTAGTACTGTTATAATTAAAGTACACAGTATTACCAAGTCCGCGTGGTACGGTCAAAAACAACATTGTATTTTTTGGAAGGACCATATCGTTAGATGAATTGACATCTGTTGCTGAAGTTGTAAAATTAAAATAAATCTCTACTGCGCTGTACACTCCAAGCGTTGATGTCATAGTTGCCAATTCTAAGTGAATAGAATTGTTAACATTTGCGCTTGATCCAGCCGTTCCAGCAGAATTCACCGTCCATTCGCCACCTACGGTTGCGTTTAATGCTTCTTGTACACTTCTTTTATGTAATTTGCTCATCAGCTTGATCTCCTGTAAACTATTGCAAAATCGCCATCTGCTACGGTTACTGCTGACCACTCACCATAAATAGTTTGTCCAGCTAAAAGTGTTACAGATGATAAACTATCCCAGATGTCTGTGTCTTTACTGGTTGCAGAAATCACACAATCAACTGAAAGTGCTTGTATTGCAACGTAAACGTGGGAATTCACTGTGGCGTTTGTGACGTAATCGTATCCACCGCCACCCATTCGGTTGGATGCTTCTTGCTCGGTGTACCTATGTAGGTTTGATGTTGCCATTACTTCTCCTATCTCTCTAAGGTGTTGGCAGACCGTGAACGAGTCCAGCTAAAAAGCGTTACTTTTTCTTTTTAGCGAACATTTTCTTTTTTGGTTCTGCTTTTTTTGCTTCTTGCTTGACGATTTTGTCACCGCCAAATGAATTTTTTACGACTTCATATCCATCATTCACAAGCTTCTGCGCTTCTTCGCGTGAGTTACTGTGGCAATAATGGTTTTCTTTTTTTAAAATAATCATAAATATCTCCTATATAGTACAATGGGCGATGACAAACACCGCCCATTGCGTAGTGTAACTAAGGTTTACGGATTCAAGAATTCGATACCTTTTACATGGTTACTCGTTGTTGCTTTTGCGCCAAAGATCACGTCTGCGACTACTTTTGTGCCAAGATAATCGACACTGTATTCGCTTTGTCAAATGTTCCAGCAAGCTTTTTATCTTGCATCTCCGCATTTCTACGGAGTATCGGCATACCTTTTCTACTACGTGAGTAGGCGCGGCCTCGTGGGAGAATTATTGCATCTCCTATGCTCTGCCCCTGACTACACTTTGTGTAGCCTTCGGTTCGGGTTGGCTTATTTTCCAACTTAGCTTTCCCGCTTAATTCCGCGCTCATAATTAACATAGTCGCCTACGCTAACGCCAACTTACTTAGCCTAATCTCTTGCTGTACTGCTACAGCAATTGCGCTCTTATGCACCAAGTATGCCACTTCTGTTCCAGTATCTGCCGTTGTGGACATGATACTTGAAGTAAACACTGGAATGCCAAAAAGTGCGCCTAGCTCACCAGTTGCCATCACATCATTGGATGCAAAACCAGTTTGAACTATGTTACCTAATGCACCAGAAGTTGCATAATTCGCTGGACTGTTTGGTGCAGCTACGAATGCTTTCGAGTTCAATAGATCAGCATAGATCAATGGGTTCACAAAGAATGCACACTCTTCCTTTGGAATGTCATTAGACATCAAAGTTCCAAGTGCAGTTTCTACATCTGCGTTACTCATAGAGTTATCAGCCGCTAATGCTTGGGTAGTACCCATAGCGTCCATTTCTTCCATGATGTGCGTATCCACAGCTTTGGCAAGGCCATAAGCCATAGAACGCGCATACTTGTCAAACAGAACTTCATTTGACTGTATCATAGCGATGTCCTCAAATAGCTTTGCTGCATATTTGTGTTGATCGATAAGTAAGTCAATTGATGTTTCTGTATTCACTGAGTATGCAACACCAGCATTCTCTGTTTTGGTTGAAACAGCAACTTCTTGTACGGTTGGGATGTGTAAAGTATCCAAAATGTTATGCTAAGTTTTTTATCTTAACTCTCCACATTTCTATGGAGTATCGGCATATCTTTTCTACTAACGTGAGTAGTCGCGGACTCGTGGCTGGATTATATCTTTTCACCAGCTATGCTCTGCCCTTGGTCACACTTTGTGTGATCTTCAGTTCGGGTTGTCTTATGCAGCTGCACTTAGATTTCCCGGTTAATTCCGCAATAATCATAATTATAGTCACCTATAAAAACGGCAATTACTTACCTTTTCCCTTTACAAGACTTGAGTAATCATCGAAGAAAGGCTTGAAAACCAAATTCTTCTCGAAATAGCGGTAAATCAAATGTTATAGCAAGTTTTTTATCTTGCATCCCAGCGTTTACACTGGGTATCGGCGTACCTTTTCATCTTTACTAAGATGACGCGAACTCTTGGATTGATTATATTCTGCATTGCAGTATCACAATCTACGCTCTGCCCTTGACTGCGTTTTTACATTCAGCCTTCAGTTCGGGTTGGCATGGCTTTCGCTGTAGCTTCCCCGCTTAATTTCGCGCTCATAATTAATGTAATCACTTACACTAACGGCATTATTCTACCATCGGCCCACAGCTCTGGAATAAATACATCTACGTGACCAGCACCAGATAAATCTCCACCAGCAGAACCTTGAGTCGCATCACCACTAAAAGCGGTATAAGCCATTACTGACTCCTTTTATTTACGATACCGCGCAACAATCTTATCCCAGTTTTTTGCCCGATCGTTCCGATTCATATTTGTCCAATCTTGTGGAACTTCGTTTGCAGCAACCGCGGGATTGTTTGCTACGGCTAATCGTGGATTATTTGTGTTGAGTTTGTTTCGTAGGGCGCGAAGTTTTGGTAACGGTAAATCACCAAACGTATCGCGGTCCTCTTCGCTGAATTCAGATAGAATCTGCTCACGGATTTGAGCTTCATCACTCTTCGCTCGCTCTACAATGGGTTCTAACTCAGCAAGTCGAGCTGCACGCTCTTCTGCCAAGGTCTGCCATTGCTGTTGTTTTTCCAGTTGCTTTTCACGATCACCGGCAATCTGTTTTTGCAACGTAGCAAGTTCTGCTTCAGACTTTTGCGCTCTTTTTCTCATCTTTTTCGCATCTGCGATCAACTGATTCACTTCCGAGCTTTGCTCTTCAGCTGGTTCTTGACTAATAGGAGTCACCTCTGTAGATACTTTGGGTTCAACAGGCGATCTAGTGCCTTCCGCTGGCTGCGGTGCTTCCAATGTGGTTGCTTCTTCGGACAAAATAGTCCTCCTTTTTTACATTCGTATGATCGTTGGTCGGTTTGTAAGTCTTTTTAAATTTTTTCCAATGTTTTCAGCAAAGTTGAACGCAATTCTTTTTTCGACTTCTGGCCCTACTTTTTGACGCTTTGCTACGACCCTTGCCTTGTCTTTGCGAATGGTAACGCGACTTTTTTTGCTGGGTCTGCCAAACCTTCCTTTAGAGTGAGCGATCATTTTCTTTGCTTGTTCTGGATTGGTGATACCGTAGTCAATAGATAATTCGTTTGATACGGTTGTTTTAATTAGCTTGAACTCACGAAACATAGAGTTCGTAAGTGTTAAATCTGGTGGGGATGTCTTAGTACTAAACTGACCTTTTGCAGCTTTGCGTGCGCCTTTACGATCTGCGTATCTTTTGGTATATCCTTTAAACTCTTCTCCATCTGCACCTATTCCGTCTTTTGCTTGGGATATGTGAGTGAGCGTTAAGTCTTTACCAAACCTCTTTAGGTCCGATGAAGTAAACTTCATTATTTCTTTAAGTTTGAACACGCTCATAATATTCTTTCAATGTTTGCGGTTTTTTATATTTACCAGAGCGTTTACGATTTTTGATTTCGTTGCGCGCCCTTGCACGGTCTTCAGTATATTCGCGAGAAGATGACACTGGGATAATCAAGTGTCGGCAGTTTATTCCGCCTCTGTCGGTAAATGCGCCCGAAAAGCGCGATTCTAGCTCTTGCCTAGTGAAGGGTTGCATGGCAATGATTTCTCGACATAAAGGGCGTGTTTTTTTGTCTAAGGGTCCTTGGTAGGTATATTGCTGATTTTCTGGCAGTTCACTGGCCATGGTATAGATGACTTGCTGCTGATAATTTGTCATCGCAGTTTCAATCACATTATCTACTCGATCTAAATTAATGGACCGTGTTAATCGGTCTTTTATATCATCCGCAGATAGACCCAGCTGCGTGCCTGTGATAATTTCTTGACGTACCAATTCGCCAAGATGTTCTGTGTATTTTATTATGGACGATCTTTGGATATTTTGGAGAGCCACGAGTTGGTTTTCGGTGATAGACCCAAAAAACGGCAAATCATCAAGAAGCTGTTCCGTGAAACCCATTTGGGTGTTGATTGCGGCAGACATACCCAAATCTTCAATAAAATAGGACGCAACATTAAGCGCAGCGATAGCAGCCAAAACTTCTTCTCCAGATAAACCGCTCGCTTCCAAGTCTTGTACGTCTTGGATAAATTCATCTTCTGCAACTCCTAATGATTTCAGATAGCTAGAAATAGCGTCATCTGTTACTGCCATGGTTAGCTCTGAAGTCTATTTAATAAACGGTTTTGTGGGGTCTGTTCTTCTTGTTCTTGTCGATTTTGAAATGCCATTCTCTCCGATTCTGGAGCATCGGGATTGTTCATATCAAACCAATCGAGAGGCGTTGCAAGCTGTCGTGAAAAACGCCATTCCCACAATGCGATCTCTGATTCTGGTGTAAGTGCATAATTTGGTTCTAAGAAATCCACAGAATAGTCTGGGCCGGGGTCGGCATTGGCTTCGACTTGTAAAATTCTGCGATCTACTTCATATCTACGGTGTTCCCATGGTCGCCATGTATCTTCTGTCATTGCAGTGCGATTGTTTAAATTTTCCATTTCGATGATTGCTAAACTTGCAGCACTCGGTGCGTTTCCCGAGTCGGAACGTGCGTATTTTGCGCGGATATGGTTGTTATTTAAACATGACTCCACCATAAATCTGGTTGCATCAATAATTTCGGTAAGACTACCACCCGGTTGCGTTACTTTTAAATCTGCACCTTCTGGTAAGTATAATAATTTATCTACGCCAATTTCCACTCTGGATGGATCATCGATCGACGTTAAGTATTTTATTCCCATTGCACCATACCTTACGGCCAGAGACAACTCAATTTGGGCCACATTTACGGCAAGGTCTACGGAAACGACATCCACTGCGCCACTTCCCGCCCAGAAATCACGTATCGGTGGGTATCGATGGCAAAAGGTTATGGGTAGTACTCCATATGGATTGCGATCCTCTGGATTTACTGAAATTTTATTGCCATGTTCATCACATAAATAGTGTCTTCCGGGTTGGCCGGGCCTATCCGCTGTCCACACTGCATGTATAGGACGATTCAGCCGTGCATCGCCTTGGTATTCAATCGGGTACGTTACTCCAACTGGCTCATCGCGGCTGTCACCCGCAACAAAAAGCGGGGTAAAATGACTAAGTGTCTGATATTTAATCTGGCCAGAGCGTTCATCCCAATAGGAGCGAAACGCCATTGTGCCTAGTAAAAAAGTTAAGCGCTCTAATAATCTGCGCTGTGCTTGTAGATTAGATGCATCTATCAATTCTTTATATGTATCGTTTACGCGCAATTTTGGTGCGCGCATGTAGGTTAGAGAAGTAAGGGATGCTACGCGTTTGGTAATGTTTTGATGCATGGGTGGTACTTGTCGTAGAGTCTCATTGGAAAAGTAACTACGGACGTAACTATCAATGTTTATCCCTTCATACCAATCCAGCATATAGTCACGCTCTTTTGTGCGTTCATCTTCAATATAATTTAGATGCTCATTTAATGCATCTTGGATTGCGCTTTCAGATAAGTCTTGTATTATTACCACTCGATTATGCCAGCTGTTCTACTCTTAATGGGAAATAAGTTTACAAGTATGAAACCCAGCGCATCGTTAATGTGGTCATTCACACCATCCTTTAGCGGAACTTCTTTTAGCTGCTGATCTTGTTTGTGGGTTGGGTAGCGATAATTTTCGTAACTGCTAATGGATTTCTTGCAGCGCTCTGCTACCCAGAAATGCGTGTCGCCGTTTGCATCCTCAAACCAACGGCGCATGTGACTAATACGGTTCACTACGTCCCGGCTTTGTCTATCTTTTCTGCTGCGGATGCGTATTCCGTATTGGCGAGAAAACAGCTGAAAATCTGAAATTCCCGTCTGAAGATTAGAACCCGCACCAGCTGGGTCGCCGAAATATGCGGTGATATTGTATGGCAAACCTTTGACTAGTTTTGCTAATTCTTCTGTTTTGCTATCCTGTAAGAAGATTTCGTCTATTTGATATATATCTGATAGCCTGTCGGGGTAGTTTCGGCACTGGAGTACCACGGCACAGCTTGTGCGGTAACCAAAATCAATTCCCACGTAGGTTGGTAAGCGTGGGTCGTATCTGAGGTTCTTTTTGACTTGGGTAAAGCGATCGAAGTTGAAAACAGAGCCAGTAAATGAGCAAAATTCACTTCCGATTTCCTGTAAAAATGTTTCACGAGTTAATGTCCTTTTTAGTTCTTCTATGTCGTCTTTAAAAAATGGCGACTTCCAGCTAGGTACTTGCCAGCTTTCCCAATCGGAATGCTTTGGGTCGTCACCTCGTTGGTAGAGTTGCCAAAAATAATTATAGGATCTTGGTGTGGAGCAGAATAACGCCCAGCCTTGCCTGTCTGCAAGGGTAGGACGTAAAAACATTTCATATGTCTGACGGCTTATTAAGGCCATCTCATCTATAACTAAGTAATCTATGCCAGTTTTAAAAAGTGAATGGGAAACCCATTCAACCTTCACCAATAAGCGAGTCCGGAGAATCCGCAGAGCGAACTGCTATTTCTGAATTGATTCCAGAAAGGCGCATAAAATATAGATCACCAGAAATCTCTTTTTTGCTTTCTACGGGTAGCTTGAGTTCGCGAATAATAATACGCTTTACTTCACGAGCTACTTTTTGCGCTAGGTTGTAGTTAGGTGCTACGATCCAACCGCGTGTGTTGGGTGTTAAGAGCCAAGGGATGATTTCGTGTGCTGCCATCCAAGATTTTCCACTGCGTCTACCCATGTTGCAGACGCGAAATCTTGCTTTGGAATTATGTATGGCCTGTTGGTGTGGAGTCGGGTGATAACCCAAGAGCTTCCATAGCTTCTCTCTGTTCAGTATTTGTTTGATCAATGGGATTGTCCTCAAAACCGCACTCTTTGAGTACGCTTTCTATGTTTCCAGTTAGGTCTATCGCAGTCTTGTCACTCATGCCAAGAAAATTTTTGGCGAGGAAGATATTTGCAGCGGTGTTGTCTAATTCGAGCGCTAATTTCAAAAGATTTTTTCGCAAATTCAGTTTTAATTCTTCTTGCCCAGATTCAAATTCCGCTTTGAAACGTCTGCGGATTGTGCTTTCTCCGCATTGGTAGTATTTGCCTATGTCCAGATAGGTGCAGCCAAAGCTTGCAAGGATGCGAACCTTTTCGCCATCAATTTCAATTTTTTTTCTAGCCATCACTATTACCATCATTAGGTGACACAAACATCTTTTCACACTTTGCCAAGCAGCGCCGCCAGTATGTTTTCGCACTGGATACGCTAATGTCTAAAGCGTCTGCTATTACCGGGAATGTGTGTTTGAGTGTTCGCATGTTAAATACTTCTCGTTCTCTTTTGCTTAGTTTGTCATATATGGAGTGTGCGTTGATTTGTAACCAGCGCTCTTCTGGTGGGATTAGGCCGGAGCGAAAAATCGCAAGTTTGGCGGCGAATTCTTCGCTTTGTACTATAGCATCTTCTAGTATGTTGGCATCCGCATCGGATAAGTTGTGCCATTCTTTATGCATACAAGCTACAGAAAATACACACGGCAAGTGTTGACAAAAAAGGGAAAAAAAATTTAGAGACACACTAGCACGACCGGGCAACGTTTTGCCTTGGTGTACCGATAAGTTACTGTAACATTATAGGACGGTGGATAGTTTATCCAAGGGTCGCCCGACGTGAAATTATTAAGCTGTTGCAAACTGTTGCAAATGCTGCGATAAATGGCACATGATCCGCCGCAATTCTTTTGGACTCACTCACTGTCAAAAATATTATTAAATGGCTGTTGACACGGCGCAAACACTAAGCTACATTAAAGCAACACTCATATATATATGAGAATTAAAACAATAAACAAATAAAGGATAGATAAACATGATAGAAGATAAAACACTAGATAAAATCAAAAAGCTATTAGAACACGCAGAAAGCGCGGAACAAATAGGAAACCAAGCGGAAGCCGCCGCATTTATGAAGAAGGTAAACAAGCTTACTTTAGAACACAAAATAAGTTTAGCAAGCGTAAACGCATACGATCCAAACAATACAGATGAAAGCATAACGGATTCTGAGGTCGATTATTACGAACACGGCTTACCAGTACAAAGCCGCGCAGCTAGATATATTTGGGACTTAGCGCGGGCAATCTCTAAAGCGAATAATTGCCGCTTTTTAGTACGTAATGGTAGCAATAAAATTTGGTTTGTTGGCCGCTCTAGTGATCGTGAAATATGCACATATATGTTTGTGATTTCATACCGTACACTATTAACAGACTGCGTTACAGAATACAGAAAAGCGGACGCAAACGCGCGGCGGCTTGGTATGCGTTCCGAAATGATGCGCGGCTGGCGCAATTCGTTTAGAATTGGATTTATAAAAGCGATTCAAGATAGACTAAACGAAAGCCGCGAAGAAGTTAAAAAAACAACAGACCCGGAAACATTCGCACTTATTACCACTAATCAATTGATAGCTGTTAATGAGTATGTATCTACGAATTACGGCGGCAGCGCTCGCAGTATGCGCGGCAGTTCATCGCGCAATGAATACGGCGAAAGATCAGGCCATAAAAGCGGCAGCAATTGCAGTTTGGCGGGCGGCGCTATTAATGGAAGTAGTATAAAACAATTAAACCAATAAAGGATAGACACCACCATGAAAACACAGAAAACAACACCACAAACAATGAATCGCGCATTTATCACCGCGCAATTAACAACAATCGCCCGCGATAACTTCAAACCCGCGGCGCTGCTTAAACCATTATTAAACATTATCGCGCGGGCTGTCATGCTAAATAAGCAAGCATGGCAAACCGGCGCGGCAAAAATGATAACGTGGATTAACGCACCATTAAAAGACGCGATAAAAACGCCGTTTAGTATGTTCGCGTTTAAAAACGCAAAACTCCCATTTTTAAGCTGGTCCACATTACCCGGCTTCAATTGCCCCGGCGCGTTAGAATGCTGGCTGGCTGCGAAAGGTTTCTGTTATAGTCTTAAGGCGTGGCGCTATCCCGCCCCGCTTTTTAGGCAGCTACAAAATACATTAATAGAGCGCTCGCCAGCGTATCGCGGACTAATACACCAAGAATTCAAAAAGCTCTTGAATTCGCGCAAATTTCGCGGCCAAAACGTACCGTTTAGGTTGTACGTTGATGGTGATTTTAGCAGCTTGCAAGGTTTGCGTTTTTGGATGGATACACTAAAGAAGTTTCCGCAGCTTAAGGCGTACGGATATAGTAAGTCTTTGCACCTATTTAAAGAGTTAGATCAAAGCGGGTATACATGGCCAACAAATTACGCGCTCAACTTAAGCAGCGGCGGAATGTATCAAAACGGGCCTGTTTTTGATTATGTTAAAAATATGGCCATTACCCGCGGCGAGTTTATCGCGGTCACTACTACAAAAGAGACGTTAAAAGCATGGAAAGAAAACGCATTAACGCCGCAAATGCGCCGCGATATTAAACAACAAGTAAATAGCGCTAAAACGTTCATTTGTCCGGGTAAGTGCGGCGAGTGTACACTAATCAAAGAAAACCCGCACGCATGCGGTAATATAGAGCGATTTAAAGACGTTAAAATATTGATTCCAATTCATTAAATGAAAATCATTCTTTTTTTAATAGAACTTAAATGGCTATTCTACATTGCGTATTTTGCGGCGCTGTTTTGGTACGTGAATAAGAAATATCCAATTGAAGACTAGCAAAAAGAACCCGGTTTGCGCCGGGTTTTTTTTATGCACATATACACCCGCCGCGGCCATAGTTCGCGCCGTATTCACTTAATAAAACACTATAAAAAGCTGTTTTCCGTAAATATTCCGTAAACATTCCGTAAAATGGCTATAAAACGCCGTTTTTTTACATGAATTCCCGCCGGCGGTACATGCGCCGCCCGTCGATAAAATACGCGTTTTTTGGTGCTGTTTAGTACCAGGTACTAGGATTGTTTGCGCTGTTTTGACTAGCTCGCATTAAATGCGCTTTGGATTGCTTGCAAGCTTGCAAAATATCGCATGTTTTAGCGCTGGTTTGAATGTTGTTTTGATTGCGCTTTTTTGCGGCTTTTTTGCGGGTTTTTTTGCGCTTGGATTGCTGCGAATATCGCTAAAAAATCACGTAACAAAATGTTACTACGGATGTTTGGACTTTTGCTTTTTTTCCAAATTTTTGGTCCAAAACCTTTTCCAGCCACGCATTTTAATATTTCAGCTGTAGGATTTTTATATTTCTGGTTGCCCGAATTTTTTTATCATTTCGTTGCGCCAAGCCAATCTGTCACGGTTTTTCATTTTAAAAAAACACCGGGTTAAGTGTTTGATATTTAGCTTATGATACCAGCCGAATATATACTTACATTTTATACCAGTTTCATCTTCCATTGCAAATTTGCAGTGTTTATCCGCATAATGCGATAATGGGCATTTAGTGTAAAAAAACACCGCACACCCCCAGAATGTAAAAAATGTAAAAAATGTAAAAAAGATTGACGTGAAGACTTACCGTAATTAGCGTAGGTAGGTAAAATGGTTTTTTACCTTTTTTACCTTTTTTACCTCTCCGCTCCATGCGCTAATCCAAAAAACTTTCTAATTCGTTTGCACATTTTACGTAGTGACCCTTTTCAATCTTAGCGATATACCCCATATTCGTAAGCTTATCCAACCACTTATAAACACTCCTAGTACTAGTAATATTCAGCACTTCTTTTAGCGCATCTTGCATCTGCTTGTATGTAAAATTGTCACCCTCTGTTTCCAACTCTTTTAAGATTCTTTCTTCCGTATTTTCTTCTGGATCGGTGTACCAGTACGCTTCGTTTTTTGGCAGCGGTTTCTTGTACTGAAAGTAGAGTTCGTCATCTTCCGTTTGCAAGAAAATACCTAGGGGTATCTCATGGAATTCGTTCTCTGTGCGTATCTTCGTGATCTTAAACACCTTCAACTGGTTATGCCGTCCAGTATTCGCTACTTGTATTAAGTTATCCAAGAAGTTCACAAAGTACGACCCCCCATACACCATAGAATGTTCTAGCGGCCGTTTCTCTTCCAACTTCTTATGGTGACTCACCATCATAAACGCACACTTATACTCTTTCCGCAGCTGGTCAATGCGACTCATTAACTGCGTAAGCTCATCATTCTTCGCAATATTCGCTGCCCCAGAAGAATATAAGTTATCCACCACCACTACATCATACGGTGGATCGGCTGCCATCAAGTTCCCCTCAATCGCTTGGTACTGATCGGTAAAGATTTTGATCTGTTCTACCGATGTAATCCGCAAATTGTTCTTATATCGCTCGAAGTGCTGCGGGTATTGACCTAACATAGCCTTGGCTGTTTTCTCGATCCTGTTTGACATATGAGCGTCCATCATTTCAAACTGGACCAACAGCACACGCCGTGGCCGTGGTACGTTAAAGGTAAGAAACGGCACGCCCATGGCCACGCACATGGCAAACTGCAACGCCAATATTGATTTGCCTACGTTGGATTGGCCAGAGATGCTAGACGTGCCATTCTCTAGTAAAATTTCATCACATATCTGCACTACTTCCCGCTGCAAGGTATTCACAAATGTCTCTGGATCATACTCCACCAGACCCCCAAAATCTTGCGAGCTGCTCCCATATACTGGCATCGTATCAATTAAACTATATAAGTCATTGGCCGTATATCCATCTACAAAGTAGTCGGTTATGTCGTATTTATCGGCCTTACCACTCCAGTTTAATATTTTAATACGCCGGGATTTAGTCTGCTTAAACAATGCCTTCGCAACCTTTTGCGCTCCTTCCTTCCCCACCTTATCGTTATCAAAACAAATAACAATATTTGTAAACTCTTTTAGACTAGATATATCGCGGGGTAGTGCGCCAGCACCCGAGGTAAATGATATGGCTGGCGCACCGTTTGCGTTGGCTGTGATTGCGTCTTTTTCGCCTTCACAGAGGAGGAGCGTACTAGTTTTTTGTAGTTGCGGAAGTACGCTCTTAGGATAAATACTACAATCTGCATTCCCATACTGTGGTCCTTTGTGATGCTTATAGTGATCCTCATCGATCTGGAACACCAGCTGCACCGTATCTTTATTATTATCTTTCTTATTCAAAGCACCCAGACCATACAGTTCATCTTTCGCACTTTCTGGCCATGGCAGCTGCAAGTGTTTTACTACAACATCAAAATGCTCTACAAAATTCTCCCTTGCTTCTTCATACCGCGCATCCTTAATAAGCTTATCTACTTTTACAAACAACGGTGTCCGCGTGTTTAGTAATTCTACAGGAGCAGCAATTCCATTGGCTTTTTTCTCCCCAAACTGCCAATCCTTTTTGCATCGATGGCAAAAAGCATGATCCTCATAAATCGCAACCGAGAAATCCTTGGTTTCGCAAATAGGGCAACGCGCACGATTCCCAGCGGAATTAGTACGCGGAAACTGCGGTTTCAAACTTTATTTTTTAGATTCTGGAGAGCTAATAATGCATCAAATATTTTTACACCAGCTTCAATCTTATCCCTACCCACTTTATGCTGGTGAAACTTTACCTCTTCCTTATCAAAACGCAACACCATGCCATACGCAAAGTGTCTCCCCTTTTTTGCTCTTTCTAATAAATCAATGTACTTAGAAATTTGAATTTTATGCTCTTTATACAAATAACGGCTCGTTTTCCAATCAATTACCACTAAGTCGTCCCCAACTTTCCCCACGCAATCAATGGTCCCCGCCACACGCTGTTCCTCATCAATAACAACCATTTCACTAGCCAGCGCCTTAAACTTTACCTTGTTTGCCCATTCCAGATACCCACCAAAGCATACCAGTGCTTTTTCGGTCTGGTTGCGCGTAAAATCGCCTGTATCCACGTCAAAACCTCTTTGATGACCTTCAATTAATAAATGCAGTAACGTGCCTATATCTGCTGCTTCTTGTAATACTGCATCTGCATCTTTACCAATCATCGTTTGACGTTTTGCCCAGTTCATTAATACATTTTTATTCCAGCCAAGATTCTGGCCAATAATCGTAGTTACGCTAGGTGCTTTTGTACCATCTTGTAAGATGTATTTTGACCCATGTAAGTCTAGTTTTCCCATGTTGTTGTCCTCTGTGTTATGTTGTTATATTTTTTTACGCACATATCTTTTATCAAGCTGGTTAGGATTGCAAAGATAAATGCGGCTAAAGCGCTAAAAAATAACGCTAGTGATAGTACCAGTGCATTCACGCACCATTCCGCAATGTTAATCAGAAACATGCTCATCACCGGGATCATGTGGACTCACCCATTTCGTATCTTTTAATAACTTATTTAGCTTATGATCAAGCGCCATAAGCATAATGACTATCTTTCTAAAATTTTTCCAGATATACCATTTATGTAAGTAGTAAAAAATCAAGCCAAACAAAACGATAAAGCATGTGGTCCATACTCCAGCTGCAATTGCGTGGTCTGCTAGTGTTTCTAAATAAAATTTTGTCATTATATCCCCTTATGTAAACAACATTTTTTGTATTTTTTATTTGAGCCACAATAACATGGCTCATTGCGCCCAATTTTAGGTTTTATGCGAAACATCGTAGA